CCAAATGCAGCAAAAGCTAAACCTAGAACTACTGAATCAATAATAGAAACTTGTGGTCTTGTAACATCACCTGCAACGCCTGATGGTGCATTGTAAACATAAGCTGTCATAGTCTTCTCCTTTGAAGTTTTTTGTTAATTACTTAATACCGTAATGTTCTTTGTTTTTCTTATTAATATCTTCTGCTGAAACTGAACCTTTACCAAGGGTAGGGAACGAATCAATAGTAAGAATCTTTTGTGAAGCAAATTCACCAACACGTTTAGCTTTAAGAGCTTCAGCAGCAGCGTTGAACACTACAACTTCAGTTTCTTTAGTAAGCTTAGAAATGCCTTTACCATTGGTGAGTGAATCAATCACTTTTTTACCATCAGCAGTAGCATAGGCTTTTTTCAAAGCTTCCTTAACCATGTCTTTAGATTTTGAAATACCCGGTGCTAAAATTTCAGCACGTGACATAACAGAATCTTTTGCTTTTGATTTTTTATCATCTTCTTCTGATTCTTCATCTTGACCTTCCATGCCTTCCATAGAATCTTCAGACTCTTCTTCATCTTCGTCTTCATCTTCATCAGCAACAATTTCTTCTGACTCTTCATCACATTCTTCATCTTCACCAGACATTTTAGAAAGAAGTTTTTCAAGCATCATTTCTAATTTAGCAAGGCGAGATTCAACATCACCTTCATCTTTAGATTTTTTAGCCTTCTCTTCTTCTTCAGCATCTTTAGCTTCATCTTCTTTTTTCTTTGCTTCAGCTTCTTCAGCATCTTTAGCTTTTTTAGCTTCAATAGCTTCAGCATCTTTAGCTTCATCTTCTTTAGCTTTCATAGCTTCATCAACTGACTTGCCAAAAAGTTTTGTGAACTTTTCGTTCATTTCTTTTAAACCCATAATTGTTTTCTCCTTTTTATGGTCATTAATTGCACAATGTTTTCCTGCACGTCCTGCCTGAACAAGCGCACAATGGTTTCCTCTAATGTTTGAATGTCTTCCTTCATCTTCACTTATTAATTCCCAATCCGCTTCATAGCCTAAAGACACTTCACGTTCACCATTCTTAACCATGTCAATAGCTTCAGTAGTTTTAATAAGGAAGTCACACATTAGAACTTCACAAATTTCACCTTCAACTTCTAAATTGGTTTTTGATTTTCTTATGTTGAACATCACACCATTAGTTAGTTCTTGGTAATTGTCTGGTGCTACAAATTCATCAGGGTGTTGAATGGTGATGTCTTTACCTTCAAAACTCGCCATGGTTGAAGGTGAAAATAGTTCTTTAGCATCACGTTTAATTGTTACTTCATCAGCATCTTCAAAAGGGTGTTCACCTTTAGCATAATGAAGTGAACCAGTGTGAGTAAGTGGGACGTTACGGCAAAGAAGAAACCCTTCCGGTGTTTCACTTATGTTGTCACTTAGTTTGGTTTTTACATAGAACTTCAAAATGCTACTCCTTATTCTTTTGGTAAAATCGGTTCAGCATAACATCGACAATTTGGGAACGTTCCGGGGTGTCCTGTTGTCCCATCATCTAAAGTTGGTGGTTTGTTCCATGCAAACACTTGACCATCTAATTTTTTACCGTGAAGTTTTTCATGTGCATCTCTTACTGCCTTGTCACCTGAATTTCTCCAACGGTAATGTGTACTTCCAACGCTTGTGGCACGTGCTAGATTTAATGCGGTATTGGCCCTAGCTGTTTCTGTTCTTGCTATTAACTTTGCACGTGACTCGGTTACTTCTGTTGTTTTCATTAATTCTGAAGCAATTTCATCAGCACGTCTACCACTTGCAATTCCTTCCAAGGCTAAACGTTGAGCACGTTCACCAGCTTCTAAGGGAATTGACTGAATAAGTGCTACCTGTTCATTCACAAGTGCCATACTGATTAGCCCGGTTTCACTCTCAAAAATCTCTTTACTCATGATTTTTGACATCTTGTTTGCATTTTCCTTATAGGCTTTGTCAGACTTAATTCTTTTTGTGGTGTCACCCAAAAGTTTTAGGGCTTGATTTTTTGCCCAAGGTGTGAGTGCTTCAGAATAGGCTTTTAAAGCTTTTTTCATTTGTTCAGTGTTCACCAACTTGTGACCATCAACATGTGCTTCAACTATCCCACCTGATGCACGTGCAATCTTCTTAAGGGCACGTTCAAACTCTTTTTCAATAGCACGTGAAGGTTCTAACTTTGATTTAGTTTTCTTCTTTGCATCTTTAGTAAAACTTTTAAACTTCATTTAACACCCATTACGGTACAAGCAACTATGAAAGCAACAAAGAGAACAAATGTTAGTTCTACAACTTCACTTGGTTTCATTTACCACCCATCACTTTGTTAAAAAGTTTTGTAATGCTATCAATAACCTTACCACTGTCTACCGCTTGAACAGGTAGGTCACCCGGTAAAGGAACATCATCTAGTTCATTTTCTGATTCATCAATGTCTTCATCAGATATATTTGTGAACACACCTGTTTCTGCTGATGACTGTCTAAGTTCTTTAACAGCAACATGTTTAGAAATTAAACCAGCTTCAAATGCACCTGCTACTGTTTCAGATTTTGTTTTAGCAATGTTAGCTTTTTGTTCATCGGTCAACTGCCACAATGAAGTAAATTTAAACTGCATATCTTTAGGTGCAGGAATACCAAACAAAGATTGATAAGCTACTCTAAGAATTTTATCAACACCCGGTCTAAGGTTTGATTCCTGTTGTGCATTGATGTTGTCATAGTAGTTTCTAATATCTGATTCACCAGTAGAGTTTAACCCTGCTGGTGATTGACCAAATAAACGTACAAGTGGGATACCACTAGCACCTGACAACTGTTGACCAAATTGAAGAAGCATGTCAGACAAACCAGCAAATGAATAAGCTGTTGTGCTAAATTCGTCTTCACTGTCTAGGAGAGTTATGCCTTCATTAGATTGAAGTAAGCGCATGTACTCAAACATTTTAATAAGCCCTTCTTCTGCTTTACCACCTGATGACATAATTTCGCGAAGGTCTTTTACTCTCACTGTTCTTAAGTGTGCATGGTTTATTAAATTCGCTGCTGACATTGTAGCAGTATCAAATGAAACTAATCTGTCATGAATTCTTTCTAGTTCAGACATACCCCACATCATTTCAGTTATTGCTTGGAAGAATGGGAGTTTAACCCCAATCATTCTAACAACACGTGAATGGTGAACTTTTATACCAGTGCCTAACATGGTTGAAGAATTTTGGTTATTTTTCAATTCAGCACTAAGTAAAGAATTAGAAGTGATGATGTAGTAGTAAGCAGGTAAACCCATGTCAGGCCCATTAGAAATAACTTCTGTTAGGTCAGGGTATAACTGCCAACGGTCATAAGTAGTAAGACCTGAAAATTGACCCTTACCAACAGATTCAATTCTAAGTGGTGATGCTAGGTCTTGACCATCAATCATCATAACAGCACATGCACCACCATAAAGACGTGCCCACTTAATTGTGTCTTGTAAGCTGTTCCATATTTGTAAACGTGATAGACCTGCCTGAAAATCTTCTACATTTTCAGCAGCTTCATTTGAAGTAATTGTCACACCTGCTTTAGTCATGTCTTCAGCAACAGTGTCAATCATTGCTCCAACAATCCAACTACCACGGTAAGCCCATTCAAGTTCCATTCTGTTTCTAGTTAGAAGGTTTGGTTGGTAGTGCCCTTGACTAAGTTGGTTATCAACATTGCCTACACCTAGACGTGAAACGAAGTTAGCAAAACCATCATTTACTTTTTGTCTTGTGTCTTCTGTCTTTGATTTAATTGTATCAATGTGGTCATTGACTACTGCTGCACTAATCTTTTTAGAATCAGACACACGTTTATTCTTCAAGCGTTTACTACTCATATAAGGTTCTCCCAATGTTTCAATTTGTTTTTATTAGAAAGCATTTTATCAATTGCGTCAACTAAAGGGTCAATTTGGTCATCATGGTCATGTGTCATCAAGGCATTGAAAGCTTCACACTCACTTATTAAATCATTAGTGAAGGGTGAAACTTCAGGGATAAAAACCATTCCCGGTTCAATGTAAGTGATAGCATCAATCACCCGACTAAGTTTATCGGTGTTTCTTTGTATGCCTTCAACTGGAATGTTGTACTCTTTTTTTATGTCTTGAATTAAACCTGTTCCACTTGATTTATCTTCCACGTAAAGCTTTCTAAGAACACCAATGTTTTCATATTCCCAATTCATTGTTTTGTGTTTCTCCCAAAAAGCTATACAACGTTTTTTAAGTTCGTGTGCTTCCCACTTACCACGAATTAAATCTAACAGATAAATGTTACCGTCTATGCCCTTACCCCAACATTCAAAAACACTGAAGTCATTATGTTCTTTTGTCTTTTGTGCAGTATCACCGAAAATAAAACGCTCTTTAATTATTGGAAGAACTTGATAACGTTTGAACCATTCGCCCTTAATGATGTTACCACCCAAAGGCTTTGGTGCTTGCATGTATTGAGAAGCAAAAACTAGTTTAGAAGTTCTAGCACCGTCTTTGTCAGAGTGACTTCCTTCTTCCATCATCAGTAAAGTTTTGAGTGGTTCTTTATATGGCCAGTAAGAAAATCTTCCTCGGTCATCCTGTTCACTCCCATCAATCAAAGAAATTATTTCATCAGTCAAAAACTTATCTTTGTTTGCTTGAATGTAAGCTTCATCAATCAATGCAGGAATGTTTATGTATTCCCACTCACCCTGTTCATCTAAGTTTCCTGACTTAATAAAACCAGTAGGGTCATTTTCAGCTAACCTTTGCATGATTAGAACAATTGG